TAACATCATCGCGATCCATCTTCTGCAACTTGTAGATTGTCGTCGGGTCTGTGGTACGCTTAAGAGTTGTGAATACCTCAGTCTTCTTCTGCTTACCCTTGATATATCCTCTTGCACGTGCTTCATCCTCAGTGATATTTGCATACTGGGACTTAATGCGGCTAAAGGGGGTATGATGTACACCTGCCATAACTTTGGAAACCCAATCCATATCTCTGGAGATCCACTCAGGCTGGGCATTCAGAGACTTGTAGTCCGGGAACAGCATATCCGGATCATTAAATCCATAATCCTGATTTCCAGTAGCGGTCACCATGCCCGTTGTATCAAGCGCATGCGCCAGAACACCGCCATCTTCAAAATTCTGATTAACTGCTTCACGAAGAGATCCTAAACGCTTTGCGTCATCAAAGATCTTCTGATAATCAGAATGGCTGAGATGCGTGGATCGATCCTCGTTGTCAAATACATTGTGCTTCATTTCATCATCCTCCTCTTCACTTTTAGAATTCTTACTTGATTTTGAATCCTGAATAGCCTGACCTACGATGATCGCTACGGCTTTCTTCTGTTTGTCAGTCAAGGTTTCATAGACGTCTTTTACGGTTTCGTCATTACCGTTTTCCTTCTTTTCGGGCTCTTTGTCAGCCATATCTTTCTCCTCCTTTGATTTCTCTGTTTTATTCTCGTCTTTTCCTGGATCCTCTGAATGGAAGAGTTCAATGCTTGATCCTGTATAGAACAGTCCTTCACTGTCATAGTCTTCCATTGGTTCGCCATGAGCCATTACAGACTCGATAAACGCACCGGGATTAGCTCCAGCAAGAACGAGACTTACCTCTCTGATTACCCCATGAAGTACCTCATGGCCTGTCTGCTGAAGATTGTTAGCCCAAATGCTTAAGGATGAAACATCCCCGTGCTGCACCTGTTCCTTTGCATCCTTACCGCTTGCTGTATTGTTGAAATAGCAGTAAGCATAAACGCCCTCATCACGATTCTCAAGAATAGCATGTCCGAGAACATCACTAACTGAGTTATGCTGATGATTCCATACAAGTGGAACCTTCTTATGATCGTTTACTTTGAATGCATCTCTTCGAATGATACGGCCATCTGCACAAGTTAAATCATTTTTCGTTGCCCATCCGGCAAAGTCCCAATCACCTGGCATTATAGTCACCATCCTTTTTAATATTTGTTTATTACTAATAAAGTTTCAGATTAAATCATCTAATTTTACAAATGTTCACTTAGTTCCCTATATGGTTTAGCCTCATAAATATTTGCTTATCAGATTTATTGATCATCATCTTCATCGGTATCTGTGATATTTTGGCTTTCATCCTCACCCTCATCTGGGTGATTCAGATTACTATTGCGTAATTCATCTGCTTTCGGATCATCTGATGGCTTCAAACCAATTACAGAACGAACCTCATTAGATGTCATGATCTCATTTCTTGTTAATTTGTCAGACATTTCTGCTAACTGACTAACTGGAATGAGTTTGAATGGATCGCTGAAGAATCTGATTGCCTGACCTTGTGTTCTGGCAGTTTTAGATATCCATTTTCTTTGCATTTCTTCAACAATAGCAGTAAGAATAACCGCTACCGTTCTATTTTGATAATTGATTTGAGTATTTTCATCGGCAGTCCCGTCAAATATACTCTGTGTTAAACCCAACTGATTATATAGTTCTAAGGTTAAATCTTTAGCCTGCGCCCATAGATTATTTTCAAGAGATCTATTAAGCTGAGTTACATGTTCAGTTGCATCAATATAACCTATTCCATATTGGGAACCAGTTAATTGTGCTTCCAAATTTTTACGTCGTTCTTCAGCTTGAGCCTGCCTAGCTGATGATTTTATTGAATATGGCAATTGAACAATCAAATCCATTTTGCCGGCACTGCATTGATCATTTGTTCGGTCGAGCTGGCTAAGAACTCTAATAAGTCTTTGAAGTGTTGAATTTGTTTCGTTCATTATTGAATAGAATGGATTCTCGATTATAGCAGTAATGCTTTTCTCTACCACTATTTCTCGTTTCTTACCGATTCTCTCATCATAAACTTCAACTTTAATATGCTGCGGATACCACTCAATAATTTTTCCAGTTCGCAAAGAATAGATTTTATATGAGTCTGTTTGATATGGATCGATATCTGTATCGATTGGCACCACAGCGACACATCCCTCATCGAACATTGACATTACAATATCCTGAATAAGTGCTCTTCCAGTTTGATCAGTGTTTGCTTCGATTGTTAAAGCATTATTAAGATCTGATTTTATTGTATCTTTGTAATTACCATTCTCATCGAGTCTTACATGATTAATATTAACAGATGCAACATCAACTGCAATTCTATTATAAATAGAGTTAACAATTGTTCGAGCATTTGTTCTTGATAATCTAACCCGATCAGGTCTGTAATATCCTCCATAACCACTTCCATGATAATTAAAAGTAGGGTCTCTGCCTAGAAATGCGTTCCAACCATTTCGGAACCGTTCTGTTAATTTTGACATTGGTCTGATCTCCTTTTATTATTAGTTAATCTTCATGAGCATAATATGCTCTAAGTTGTCGATTTTTAGAGTTTTGAATGCTTACTAGGGCGACATTAGTAGCTACTGCCCCTAGTGCTATTGTACCTTCTGCTATTTGACCTAGGGCAGTATTCCCTAAGCCAGAAGAATTTATGCCAACAATAGCTGCCATTCCAGTAGCTGCTACTATCTTTTCAACATTACCATACTTATCATTATTACTTGTAATCGTATTTCCTTGTGCATACAAATGCTTTCCTTTATCGGCAACAGCATCCTGTTTCAGCTTGGTATAATTACTATTAAGTTCTTTTTTAGCAGATTTGATATCTACTTTATTACCAGATTCTTTAGCTGTTCTGTAATTTTCCAACGATTCGTCATATTTTTTTTACGCCTTTTTGTGTATATGTCCCAGATGACTTTCTGTATTATCTCCAGAACCCCATGCCCAACGTCCGCTTCCTCTTCCAGGTGGATTGTCATCATGGCCTTTTCCGTAGTGCATGAGATCGTTTGATTTTGGTGCTATAATGTATGTACTCATTTTTTATCTCCTCCTATCTTATTCAACTTTATTTTTAATGGTGTATATTGTAGATGCAATTCCAGCAATTGAGCCGACAACTATTGTTACGCCACCAACAACATCAAGAACATTATCAATCACATCAAGAACATCTTTTTCTTCTGATCCGCTAAGAAGTCTATCTGCTTGCGATTCTAAGGTTAAACGATTAACTAATGCCCTAAGCTCCGAATCACTAAGTTCAGAATAATTACCTTTTTTAGATGCTGAATCTTTAATATTTTTTAAACCTTTTGTAATATCTTTAGCGCCTTCAATGCTTTTTTTGGCTTCACTCGTTGTTTTCTCGGAAACAGAGACATTTGGTCTATCTTTTCCACCTTTAATGTTTTGAGTTAGATATTTTTCTTTTGCTGCTTTTCTTTTTTCTTTTGCACCATCACCATTACCAGAACCCCATGCCCAACGTCCGCTTCCTCTTCCAGGTGGATTGTCATCATGGCCTTTTCCGTAGTGCATGAGATCGTTTGATTTTGGTGCTATAATGTATGTTGACATTTTCTACCTCCTAAGATGAATCTGAATTATCGAGATGTCGATCGCCTTTATAACTATCTGAATAGGTATGTTCCATCAATTCGTTTGATATACTTATGCTCTTCCCAAGTAGATCCTTTAGCACTATGAGCCAGCATGGCTAATCCTACTCCATCGAATTCCTTGAAATCTGGTCTCATTTCGAAATCCTCCATAAAAATATTTTTATTCGAATGCATCCCGGTTAGCTTTATAGGCCACATATGCATCCATCATAGCAGCTACATTATCGATCTTCTCGTCCTTGCGCTTCTTATAAAGCTTTCGGTTTCCGTTCGTGTCTTCAAGGACAATGCAATTACCCATCGCAAATACCATGAGCGACTCGTCAAATAGCAGGAGCCGATCTTCGGCCATCGCTTTAAGCTCTCCAAGTGGAACTGATTCAGTCCTAACTCCTTGAGGAACCTTCTCAACTCCATACGGTCCATTATCTGTTGACCATCGTTCAACAAATTCCTTTGCATAGTATGGGTCGTATCCAAGACAACGAACATCATATTCAGAATCAAGAATAAATTGATCAAGATCCTCATAAACATCAATCATGTCAAGAACTGATCCAGGCATAACAATAAGAGAACCTTCTTTGATAAACTCTTCATACTTCTGTCTCATTGCTTTAAGAACTTTATTAAAGGTTCGTTCAGTTATGTAGGATCTTACCTTTATTCCAAATCGTCCACCAGAAAGTGGAAACATGAAAGTAAAAGCGCAGAAGTCATCACCTTGTGATAGGTCTGCACCAAGAGCACACGGTTGTTTCCAATACGTTCTATATCGATGTGGAAGAGTTTCTTCATACGGGAAGAAATACGTATACCCTTCCATTGGAATTCCAAAACGTTTTGCCAGTATATCGTTTCTTGAGGCTGGGGCTTTTTCAGCTCTTTCAACATCAAGTTGGTATGTCTCATAAGTTACCGTCTTATCAATATTTGGATTTGCTTTAATCCACATGTCTGGATCAGAAACTTCAGAGACATCATCTAGTTTATACCACCAAATGGAGACATTCTTGGCATCATACTCGCCCTTTAGAATGTCCATTAATTCCATTTTAATGGTATCGCCAGCGCCATTACGAACAGTTCCTTCTGAGCTCATTGCTATGATCAGATAGTCATCAACCTTAGAAGCACCCTGTTCAAGAGCACCAATCACATCCTCTCGAATATCACAAGACAGCCATTCATCGACTGTAGAGTATTTATTTTGGAGACCTTGCAGCTTTCCTATGCTCATAGGTCTTACTTCGAGCAACGAATTTGTTAAGAAATTTTCGATTCCTTTTTTCGTAGAAGCAAGTCTTGTTCGATTTACTTTAGAACCTGTCGTATTTTGAAGTGAGCCCTCTGTTAAGAATTGGAAGAATGGCCCACGCGCTCTCGTAATTGCGGTACGCAACGGACTCAACATTTCCTCAGCTTGCTTCATAGTTGGAGCTGTTGTTACCTGATGAGTGGTCGATGGATCGATCGTTAAACCATACCCCTGATGACAGGCTCCATAAACGGTCTTCGCGGCGCCTCTGGCCACAATCAAATACTGTTTATTCGTTAGGCGTTTCTTTACGGTTTTTCGGATGTAATGTCCTCTTCCATTCTTAGAACGTTTGTAGACGCTCCGTTCAACGAAATAGTACCATCCATAAACCTGTTCTCCCCATAGTTTAAATGAGTCGAGAAGAAACATATCAGAACCATCAGTCAATGTTAGCTCGTTCTCGCAGAATCGTATCCATCCTTCTACTGCTTGATCATCGTAATAGATTCGTGGGTCTCGTATGAGTTTGTCTATTCGATTCATCTCTAATGAGATTGTCTCGCAAACTGGGAAGTCGCCACGCAATACGGCATCACGAAATTCACCGTAGTACTTAGGCGTCGCCGTATTAGATAGCATTTGGTTTCAACTCCTTTTATTTGCTTTTGGATTTTTCAGAAGATCGTTTTTCTGCTTCGCTTGTTATCTTGGCAGCTTTGTCGATCTGCTCATAAATTTCAACTCCAATTTTAAGCCAGTCTTTTGCATTTCCAACCTTCTTCATTGTATTATTAATGGTATTCCAACTCTTATCCAGATCTTTTTGAGCATAAGCGGTCATATTGCTCTGCCACTGAATCCTGCTAAGGGCTTCATTTCGTTCCTGAGCTGTAAGTTCATTAGCATACTGAAGAACTTCAGAAGCAGTTCCTTCTCTTAAAACTCTTGCCTTATCAGCATCATGCTTTGGCTTCTTCGGCAGCTTTTCTTTTTGCTACTTCTTCCTGAGCAACTTTTGCAGCTTTCTCCTGAGCTTTCTTTTGCTTTTTGGACTCAATAAGACCAGATAAGCCACCTTTCTTTTTTGTTCCGTACTTAGCTTTTACTGTAGCTTTTGAAAGTGGATATGGAGGTCCATTTTTCTCTCCCCATTTTTGTCCCAATCGTCCATGATGATACAGCTCGTCGGAACATACGATTATTCCTCTATACTCTTTCATAACTATATCACCTCCTATTCAAAAGTTTCTGGCGGATCAACCTCATAGTTCAATCGACTTTCATATTCTTTAATCTGCTCCTGATAAGCGGAAAGAACTGCTGCAATTGTAGGCGGATCGAACATGAGTTTTGTTTTCATGAATACATAACTCTTTACCATGTTAAGTCGCTTATTATCTCCAATAAATTGATCCCAAGTTTCATCATTTGATGTTATCGAAAAACCTTCCTTTGGACCAACTCCAAGCTGAGTCAAAACATTAAGCGAAGAATTAATACACATGATAACATCTGGATCGAATTGAGTAAAGTCATCTTCAATCCCAAGACTCTTTTTTGTACTAGATAAGATGCTTTCCTCATTCGCCATGGTTTAATCCTCCTTAAGATAATCTTCGGATACATATCCGATTACATCTTTTCCGATAATGTTAACTTTAACTTGATAATATCCGCTGGTCTTTTCTAAAATCTCGATTGTATTGCTCTCGGTCAATACTGATAAAACCTGTGCTGACTGAGACGGGAATTTTCTAAGCCTAACAAATTTGGTGTTCACGATCGATCCGGTTTTTGTCTTAGACTTTCGTGAGTTTTCCTCCTTTTTAGGCTTTTCATTTTTTGTTTCTTTCTCCGGTTCTTCTACCTCCGGCTGCTGCGGAACCTCTTCAGCAGGATCCTGGCTGTTGCTTTCTACTTCTTCTACTTCTAACTGCTGGATTTCTGTTTCTTTAATATTTTCATCAACTTCATTATTTTTTACTGTTTTTGTACTCATTTTCATTTACCTCCATAGACATGTATCATTTTTTATTCTTACAACTGGTTCTTTTTGTAAAAGATCTTCATCGCCATAGTGAACTGCGTTATGCGTATTATGCGATGTAGAAATAAGGTTCTCCATATCAAGAACACAAGACCTTCCATATATTATATCCTCAATTGTAATAGGATTAATGTGGTGGATTAATATTAATCCGTTAATTTCATATCCTTCCATTGCTAGGTCATATCCTTTGTCTCGTATTATTACTTGACGGCGAACATATCTCCATTCTGGAAGACGATATAATCTTTGGTTTAAGTAACGATGTCCATTAAATGTCATTTCCCCAACTTGTCCATTTAATTTTAGATACTCAAACCTTTCTTCAAATGTTGGAAGCATAATTAATTCAGAATATGATTTACTCATTGTAGTAATCATCCTCCTCATACTCATCATCGTCTAATATTCCGGCGTATGACTTGAAGGCTTCCAATGCTTTGGCAGCAATTTCTTCTGACTTCTTCTGAGACTCAACCAGCTGAGCTTTAGAGTTTGCTAATTGTGACTCTGCTCTAATTTTCTCAAGTTCAACTTGGGCTTTTGTTGTTGCAAGCTTGAGAAAGTGCGTAACTATTTGTGAGGGTGCTGTATGATTTCTCAATTGCTCTTCTGCTTGATCCATTGCCAAGCTTATCATGTAAGATTCTCGACCTTCTGGCGTTCGTCTCTCTGCCTTTTTTCTCCTTTCTGCCATGGTTTTTCTCCTTTCTTTATGACTTTCCAGATGCTCTTTATAAGAACCCAGACCCTTCTGGCATACTTTTACAAGACTTCTTGGGGGGGGGGGGTAAGTTCTTTATCTGCAAAAGCTCAAGAAAGGAGGAATCTTTTACCACGGTGGAAAAATGACGAGATTCAATTTTGCCATCCGAATCTGAGCTCTTACAAAGGACACCTAGAAACCAAAGGTGAAAATATAATTTTCCCTCCGGGGAATTTTTGAAG